CTTAAATTGAATTTCTGTGTCTTCGTACCATGAAAGTTCATTTGCCACAATCTCTGGAATAATCACATAATAATCCCCAGTAATTGGATCAACCTGTACGGACTCAAAAATTTCTCCGGAATTTTTTTTCATCTTCGTGTTTATAAAACCTTATTTTATTTTTATATAGCGAAAAATATTTTTATATTTGGTGTTTATATATCTCTTGCTTCCGTAACACTTTGTAGGTTAGGGGGACCCATTGTTTTTATATACGGGGTCGGACGCCCATAAGAACGCCCTAAGAACCCTGCCGCCACACGAACGTACAGACTGCCCCCACACGAACGTATAGGGGCAGGGGGAGGGTCTCACCCCAACTGCGCCCCCACCTCATCGGCGTGGACCTCAGCGTACTGGGCGGCGATGGCGGTAGCGGGCACACCCCAGTGAATGTACGCGGAGGGGCGGGAACCATTCTTCAACTGATCGGCACGGGAGATCCACTTGATCTGGCGGGTCTGAAGGTCGGAGCACTGAGCGAGTGGGAAACGCATTGGTCTGTGGTGGTGAACTGCACGAATCATAGCACGAATCGGGGGCAGGGCACGAACCCCACCCCCCACGAATCAGTACCCCAACCAGACCAGGAACTCACCAGCGTCTACGGGTCCGAAGCGGGCGGTTGTGCCGTAGTCGGTGCGGAAGTCATCCCAGAGACCGTGCTCCTTTGCTGCCTGGCAGGCGGCAGACCAGCGGATACACCCGTTCTCATCGGCGCAGTTCCAGACGATGGCGGGGAAGGTGGAGCAGTGCATTGGTCGGTGTCGGTTGAACTGGGTTAATTGTAGCACGTCGGGGGTCAGCGCCCCTCAGTGTAGTCTCCGATGATGACCCCGTTGCAGCGGACCTGAGCGTAACCGTACTCCTCAGAGAGGTCCAGGCAGAGGTGCCAGGCGCGGTCCTCATCGGTGGTGGTGTTCTCCCAAGGAGCGGAGGGGCAGATCACGTCGTAGCGGGTCATTTGGGTTCCTTTGAACTGAGATCAGTATAGAGGCAAAAGGGAGGGGGTGTGCCCCTCCGTTGTGCCACTATTCAGGTTGGTCGGCGGCGATGGATTCCAGGATGCTCAGGATCTCATCTCCATTGCTGCCGGAGCGCAGGAGGGAGATTGCCAGGTCAAGGGTCATGGGTGTGCTAGGATAGTTGGTTGGTTTGCTGGGAGTCTTTAAGGGCGCTCCCGTTCCCATTGATCAGGGTGCCAGGTGAGCAGGCGATCCACAGGAGCGGTAGAAGGCGACCATAGACTCTGCCTCTGCCAGAGTGCGGAAGAACTGAGAGCGCCACTCACAGGCGTTGTAGGGGGTCTGATAGCGGACTTCGTAGCGGGTCATCGGATCAGGTCGGTGGAACTGGATTAATTGTAGCAGGTCAGGCGGCGATCAGGATGTCATCCTCCCAGCGGGCATTCTCCAGGATCTCAGCGTAGGCGACTTCCAGGGCGCGTTGGGCATCCGCCTTCAGGATGGCGTGGCGACACTGGGCGGCGATCTCCTCAATGTTCAGGGCGCGGTCGGTGGCGGGGTTGTAACGCATTTGAAGTTCGGGGGTTGTTTGAACTGAGAGAATTGTAGAGCAGTTTAGGGTCGTGCTCAGGACCAGTGTGCCAGTGCCTCAGGCGGCACAGAGGGCGGATTCCAGGCAGACCTCCTGCTCCCGGAGCAGAGCATAATCGTATCCCTCAACTTCCGTCAGTTCCTGATGATAGGCGACGGCAGTGGAGCGGCAATCAAACAGGCGCAGGGAATCAAAGGACTCGCCTTCATAATCAAAACCACCGATCACAGAGTAGACTTTCATCTGGGGTTCCTTTGAACTGAGTTAATTGTAGCAGGTCAGGAGGCGGAGGTGGGGGCATCGGTGGACACCCCCTGAACTGTCCATCAGTCGGCGTAGAGGGATTGGAAGTCCTCCACAAACTCCCGTGCCTCATCACCGGTCATGCGGGAGATCATCTCACGGGCAACGGTCTCCCAGGAGAACTGATCTGCCAGATCATCGATGGCGCTCCGTGCCTGAGAGGCGCTCAGGTGGGCGGCGGTGATCTGGGCGTAGGTCATTTCCAGGCGGGACATGGTGGGTTGGTTGAACTGAGTTAATTGTAGCAGGTCGGGGACCCCTTAGAGTCCCCTTGTGACGGTTTAGAAGGCGACCAACTGATCCAGGTCCCACTGGGGCACACTCTGAACGGTGCCGCCGCAGTTCTTCCGCAACCAGGCGTTGATGTGCTTGGTGGTAGTGGCGCTCCACTTGTGGGCGGTGCGGACCCAACCCTTACCGGGCACCAGAGCGGCGACGGGGGTCACGTAGGAGAACAGGATGCAGGTCCCGTCTGCCAGTTGAACTTCAGTCTGGTTGCTGCCGATCTGCTGGACGATCATGGTGGGGTTCCTTGTGAACTGAGTTAATTGTAGCAGGTCAGGGGGGCAATGGAAGGGGGGTGTGTCCACCCCCTCAACCGTCACAGCAGGATGGGGATGAAGGGTTTGTGAAGAATGGTATGATCATACGCTGCAGCATCCAGAGCAGCATCGATCATCAGGTTGATCGACTTCCAGGAAGTGTAGCGGGCAGGGACTTCAGCGTCCTTGTGGAGTTTTGTCCAGGTGCCGTTGATCTTGACCATCACGGGTTTGAGCAGGGTCTGTTGGATCATTGGTGGTGAGCGATGAAGGGGGGGTCCTCTGCCCCCCGTTGGATCCAATATAGGGCATCAGGGGGGTCTGGGGCAGTCTGGTGGACGGTTCGGAAAGTGGCACAGCAGGAGCAGCAGGGTGCCTCTGGGGGGATTATCATAAGGGGACAACGGAGAGAGGGGCAGGGTCGCCCTGATGACGCAAACGGTCGGTACGGGAGCAGCTCTGAAATAAAAAAAACAAAAGTATAAAAAAAGGGGGGCGATTGTGCCCCCGTTTGTATCAATCAATTGTGCGACTTGATTGTTTGTTGCTGTTGCAATCTCCGTTGATCAGAGACTTCCTACCGTGACAGAGTTTGCAGTAGGTTTTAACATTGCTGGGGACGTTGTTGTGATGATCACCATCCAGATGATCCAGGTCCAGACTATTCTCAAATCCGATCCATCCATCACGGGGAACAGGGCAAACCCATCCAAGATGACTGTCATGATTCTCACAATAGTTCTTCTTGTGAATTGTAACTCCAGGAAGAACTTTACCATTCTTGCGAGCAGCAGCACAGCGGGAACATTCAGACTTGAAAGACCAATACTTCCACTCCCGAACTTGTACGAAATTGTCGCAACCTTCATTAACGCAGGTTGGAAGTTGGTGCCCTTCAGCGAAGAACTTCGCTTTCATTTGGCGGGCAATGTTGTTAATTTTTTTAGTCATGTTAGTTAACCCATAATGGGAGTAAAGGACAAAGAGTTGATCGCAATCGGATCAACTTGTTAATAGAATACCAGTTTTGAGGGGATCTGGCAACCCCTAGTGTGCCGCTTGTCAGACTGTCACATCCAACCGCAACGGGGGCAGGAAGGATGCCCGCCGCAGGGGCAGGATGCGGCAACGGTCAGGGGGTCTTTAGAGCGGAGCATTGGGATCCCTCAGGAACAAACGTAGTATGGCACGAATCCAGGCACCCCGCAAGGGGGTGTGTGCCAGTTCAGACGGTGGCACAGTTGAACTTGCCGAAGTTGAAGTTAGCATAGGCGAAGACCTCACGATTCACCAGTTTGAACATACCAAACTCATTGGTGAGAACGTAACCTTCAGCATCAATACGGTTGCCGTTGATGTATGCTGCAGGACCATCATTGCGGCACAGGAACAGGCAATCTTCCTTGATGGACTTCACCAACTTCCAGAAACGAATCAGGTTAGGATCACAATCAAATGCATCATCCTCAACCTCACGCTGCTCACGGATGCAGGCGTTGAGTTGTTTCTTCAGTTCGGCAAGTTCCTTACCCTGAACGAACTCTACAGCAAGTGACAATGCACGGGCGAACTTGCAGACCTCCTCAACATCAGCGAAGGATTCCTGATTGTGAAGAATAGATGCAGTCGGTTTCACGAACTTGACGTGCTCGGTATCATTCCAGATTGCACGATCAGGGTATGCCTCAGCATCACGCAGATCACTCTCAGCATAATAGCAAGTGTGCGGAGCGATGATGATGTTCTGAGTTACAATCTCAGGGAAGACATACGTGATGGTGTTGGACTTGTACTCACAAAGTCCACCGAACCCGATGAAGTCTGCCTGATAGATCGTTTCAGTACGGGGCAGATGATCAAAGCACGAATGAAGAATCTGTGCCACATTGCCTTCGTAGAACTGATCAATCTCTTCGTGATTGTGAGCGATACGAATCTTCTTCTTGTTGAAGACTGCTTTGGTTCCTACAAAGAACTCACCGCAGGCAGGATCAATACCCCATACGATGGCGGGGGCACCGTCAATCTTCACGCTCAGATTGCCAGGAGTCACGAACCAGTCCAGCACGGTCAGATCACCGTTCAGGATGGAATCTTCGGGGTGCTCCAGGTGGGTGTTCTTCATCGGGTGGGTTGCTTGATGAACGTAGTATGGCACGAACAGGG